CCCAATCTTTTGATCACCAGCGCCATAAAGGAATGCATAAGTTACAGTCTTGACAAGCCTGCGGCTGATGCCGATCTTGTCTGCATTTTCTTGGTGGATGTCTCCATTGAGAAGCACATCTCCGTATCGTCCTTTATCCCATCTAGCCAAGTAATGGGCTAGCATTCGCAGCTCAATACCTGCTAGGTCAGCACCAACCATTACCTTTCCAGGAGTTGCACAGAACAACTTCCTGAATTCATGCTCAGCTGGTACTTGACCTAAGTTCGGCTTACGGTGTGCACATCTGTGTGTGTTCGTTGCAACGGAGCAGTGATGATGGATCCTGTTGTTACGCACCAGCTTGAGCCATGCATTCACACCTTCAGTCAACATTCCAATCTGCTTTGTAAGTTCAAGGCAACGGAAGAACTGAAGAGCAATCTCTGACCCAATATCTTTTAATACGATCTCATCGACAACAGGCTTACCTTTATCTGTCAGTTCAACCGGCTTCCAGCCATAGAACTTCTGAAGGATGTATGCGATGTGATCACGACTGGTTGGGTTGAATTCAGTCAGTCGAGTGAAAGAAGCTCCTGTGATGTACCCCTGTGTTTTGTTAGGTCGTTTAGGAGTAAACTCCTTTCCGAAGACAAGAGGATGCCTGTTGCGTAGTACCTCTTTAAGTGACTCAAGCTCTCGTCTGAGAGTTGACTCAAGTTTCCATGCAGCAGACTCATCAAAGTACCATCCATGTAGTTCTTGTTGTGTAAGTAGTTGAGCAACCCTGTGCTCTAGCTGGACCCATTCAGGTATTTGTGGAAGTGTTTCCAAAGTTTTCGGGTAACGTTTACGTCTTGGACCATGTAATCCTCCATGTCCTGCGACCACTCTTTCCAGTCAGTTGACTTTCCAAAGCAGCCTTTGTACTCACCTAACCTGTATCCGTAGGCTTCAAGGCTGTGACGCCCCCACAATTGCAGTGGCATCTGATTCCACTTGCGTTTCTGGTCTATCTTTAGGAGATCAGCGTGATAAACACGGCTAAGGACCAAAGTATCCAGAACACAACTAGGCTCTTGAAACCATGGATACAACTTACGAATAACAGGAATGTCGTACCCAATAATGTTGTGACCAATAATTGTCTCTGCATCCTCAAGAAGCTGAATGCCTTTCGTAATTGGCTGTTGAGTGCCGACATCATTGAAGACATAAGTCTCCCCTTTGTCGACATCATGGATACCAATGCAGTGGATACGGGTAACTTCATGAAGAAGTCCGTCTGTCTCAATATCAAAGATAAGCGTCATTCCAGTGTCTGATAACTCCGGCAACGATAAAAATGTTTGTGATGGCAATCATCCACTCAAGTAGGTTTAGTCTTTGTAGCAGTGTTCTCCCAGACATAGGTCTTGTCAACGAATTGTGCTTTGGCTACTGCTTCAGGTGTAGGTGGGTTAGGACGCTTCAGATATGCAGCTGGATCATCCACAGGCATGATGTAAAGAGGGTAACCGTCACTTGCATAAGTACGGAAATAGTAGTTACCAGTAGTGGTCTCCAGTACTTCCTCAAAAGTCCGTACTGGGGTCGAACTCGTCATCTGCTTCAGTTTCATGGAATTTACAAGTGGACAGGTCGTAGTCAAGATGGCAGGCAACTCCCACTTCACCGCTGTACCTATTCTTCAGGACACGAACAGTGGTGGCGCCGCCAGATGTAGCCTGCTGGTTACGCTCTAGGGCTATAACGCTGTCTGAGAGCTGGGCTATAGCAGCCGAGCCCCTCAGCTGTCCCAAGGTCACCCGTGCACCTTCCTCGTGATTGGTATCACCAGATGTACGGCGTAGGTGGGATACAAGGAACATCGCAATGCCAGTACGCTCTACTAATGAACGTAGCTTGGTCATTGTTACGTCGATCATTCGTCGCTCATCACCATCAAGACCACTAAGCAAGATGCTTAGGTGATCCAGGAAGATCACACGTGTATCTAGCCCGCAAGCCAGATATTCAATTCGGTTGTATACAATGTCGGGATCGAAAGAACCGAAGCCGTCAAAAAGAAAAAGATTCCAGTTAGCAAGAGTAGCGTTATACGCTTCGGTGAGAGTAGATCGCTCATGTTCTCCAAGGTGAAGTGACTTACCAACAGCAGCGGACATCAGTCCTAAAGCTGTACGACGGTTAGATTCTTCAAGCGCCAAGTAACCGACCCGCTCTCCTCCACTAAGTAGGTGAGTTGCAAGTTCCCGACAGAAGGAAGACTTTCCGATACCAGATCCTGCAGTAATTGTGACAAGCTCTCCATATCTGATCCCGTGAAGCTTTGATTGTAATCCTTGAAATGGATAGTCATGATCAGATGGTGGTGACGGTGTAGTTACAAGCTCAAGAAGCGACTTCCCATCAATGATCCCGTCTGGACGATAAGGTTTTGCATCCCAAATAGCGCGACGAATCGCTTCAGGGTCATTGGCAGAGAGGGCGTCTGACGCATCTTTGTAATCACCTTGGAGCGATGCAATCTTGCACTTGCCCGGTGGTAATACGCTTGCTGCCTCCTCCGTTGCCTTACGGCCTGCCTCGTCATTGTCGAAGAACAAGACAATCTCCTCATAACCCTGGAGCCATTCGAGATTCCGTTGAATCGACTTTTTGGCCGCAGCGGCACCGCCAGGTAGAGAAACCATCGGCCACCCCGACATAACTTCTTGACATGAAGCTGCATCGAGCTCCCCTTCCGTGATGACGACTCGTCTTCCAGTGGCGGGAAACAAATGTTGTCCAAAGAGGGTTCCAGGGACTTCTCCTTCATAGCTGAATACCTTGTTCTTGGTCTTTACTTTGCAACCTTTAAGGATTCCAGAGCTGTCGAAATAATGGAACCGTAGAAGGTCTCCGTCGCGGTAGATCTTGTATTGTTGGCAGACCTTTTCTGAGATTCCCCGTTTCTGGAGTCTTTCAGCTGTTCCTTTGAGTTGGACATTGGTCGACATGTGGTGATTGTGAACAATTTCCTCGGTGTGGCCGTAGGTTTGACAGGCAAAACAAAAGGTGTGGCCGTCTGAATACAAACTGTTGGCATCAGACGACCCACATGTTTCACACGGCAAGTGCCTGACGAACTCGCTTTCGGATGTCGGCGTAAGCTCGTGCCTGCTCATCGTGATATTCAAACCATGAATCAATTGCTCGGTAGAACCCTTCAATCAGGTTCTTTGTGGTTTCTGGATCCTTAGCATCAATGTCAGCCAAGTAATCACTGAATCCTTCTGCGTAGAAGTCCGCTGTGCCGTACTTGAGGTACTTCATTTCTGTTGGTGGTTAGTGTTGATCAATCCTTCGTATCCATCCAAGGCATCCTCGAAACCTTCGATGATGTCGTTGGGAGAAGCGTGTTTATCTAATGCCATGATTAGATTCATGGCTAGATCTCGGATCAGTGCTAGGTCAGCCATTCGATAGGGATTGAGTGATAAGAGCAGTACTTGATGTCATTCTTTTCACACCACATTGCATAGGTTGTCTTTGACCTCTTTTCGATCTTGTTATGAGGTGCCTGAAAGACCATCCGAATGTCAAGATCCGGATTCGCTTTCTTTACAGCAAGCATCTTGCGGCGATCCTCAGGGGTAAAGTGCCCCTTGGTTTCTAGATAGATACCATTAGGTAATAAAAAGTCAGGCGTGTAATTACATTGAAGTATATAAGGAACCTTAGTAGATTCATACTCAAAGGTCACGCCCAGTTCATTGAGAAGTTCAGCGACCTGCTTCTCAAGTCCAGAGCGATACCGCATCAGAAGTCGTCGTCTACATCAGCGGGAGTTGCGGTGATGTTGGGCTCCGATGTCTTGAAACCCTTGGTCTGACCAAACAAGGCAGCTACTTCGGTTTCATCCATGTCGCCGGTATCAACACCAGCACCACTACTCAGTGCCACCAGCTGCAGACCCACCAGCTTGACTGATGTGCCATACGAGCCATCAGGCATGGTGTAGGGCTTTTGACGGAACGCCAGCTTTACCTTCGAGCCTCCGTAGATCGGAGTGTTCTCATCGGTAATCGGTGTCCCTTCAGTGTCAACGACTGGAGGTTCTTGACCAGGCTTCCAACTGAACTTCAGTCGATACGACTCCGTATTCAACTCTTCCCAGGGTTCGGGCTTCAGGATTGCCCGCTTGGGATTCTTCAGTTTGGATTCTGCCCATTTGAGCAGCTCTACCCGTTCATCCTCAAGCCGTTCGATTAGGTCGTTATTGACCACGGCTTCCAGCTTAAAGGTGCCGAACTTGGAGGGTCTGAGTACAGCTTGATACCCTTCAAGAAGGACGGGCTCTTGCGTGACGTGAATAGTTTTTGCCATATACTTAGGTGGATAGGTGGTTTAGTTAAAGCGTGGGCGCTTGTAGCCCTGATCAAAGCGGGGGAAGAATTCATCCAGCCCTTTGATGATGAAATCCATGTTGTACCAACCATCACGGCGGACGTTGTTAGCCATCAGCATGATTGATGGCACCAAGGCATTGCGCACCTCAGCAGGTAGGTACTGCCATGTCGTACCCCCTTGTTCCCCCTTGAGGCGGTTCACCTCTTTGATGACACCACTTTGAACACGGGCATAGATCCCCTCATTCAGCACACTGGCAAACCAGCGACCAAACCTGGTGGAACAATCGACTGGTACTTCTTTAGCCTTTGGGCGACCAAAGTACGAGCGGTAGCATTCCAACTGCAGCAGGCCAAGTGGTCCTTCGTAGGCTTTGGCAGTGTCGGGGAAGGCACGCAGGATGGAGTTGTTGACCTCCTTCGCTGCTTCCTCGTGCATCAGACCTGCGTCCTTGCGGAGGATCAGATCAAGCGAGACACCAATCAGCTTGTCCGTCACCTCATCGGCATACCGGCCAGCCTTGGTGGTCTTACCTCGGTAGAGCTTGAGCAGGGACTTGAAGGTGTCTTGGGTCATGGCCAAGGCTTCAACGCTGCCACGATCAGCTCGGTGAACCAACACCGGAGAAATTCTGACCGAATCGCTGAGATCGTCTGCAGTGACTGGGGTTTCAACACCGGAGGTTTTTGCCAGCTGAGCCTTCAGCGAGCGCAGTGACTCACCGCCAGTGTTGCCATACAACGTCTTGGTCGCCCCAGTCAGGGAGAAGTGGGGTTCGCCTTCGACAAGCAGGCAGTCGGTGTTGAAGAATTCTGAGAAGAAAGGGGTGGCTGTCTTCATGTCAACAAAAGAAATAGGTGGATTCGATCACGGATTCCGGTTCCAGGTCTCC